CCTTAAATTTTCCCCGACGGGACATTTTTCGAAAAGTCGATTTTCAGTGACCTTGGTTTTTGGAGCTCCAAACGGGAGTGCCGAATTATTCCAGAACAAAATTCCTCATTCATGGCGGTTGTGAAACCGGAGGAAACTCCTTTCGATATTAGAAGAACTGTTCGGTACTCTCATTCGAAGAACCAAAAACAATCAGAACAAGTAACAATCTTTACAGAACAGGAGGCGATATTTCATGGGGCGACGAAAGAAGCTCGATGAAACGTCATCCCCTCATTTCCCACCTCCTTCCGATCCGGAAGAGTGTGAGAATCAGATGATTTCTCTTGCGGTGAATCTCGCAAGGAAGCAACTTGAGGAGGGGACGGCATCATCTCAGGTGATCGTTCATTTTCTCAAGCAGGCGACTACGAGAAACCAGCTTGAGATGGAGAAAATCAAGTACGAGACGGCAATGCTTCAGGCCAAGAAGGATGCGCTGAACAAATCTGGTCAGCTTCAGGAACTCATGGCCAATGCTCTTGAGGCATTCCGTTCATATTCCGGAAACACGGAAGAAGGTGAGGTATCAAATGGAAGATGAACTTTATCACTTCGGTGTCAAAGGTATGAAGTGGGGTGTTAGACGGTATCAGAACGAAGACGGATCGTTGACTTCTCTTGGTAAAAAGAGAGAACAGATGCTGTCGGATCGCAAGATCGCCAAAAAGAATCGCACCTCATCAAACAAGGCTAATGCGGAATATTCTCGTCGTGAATTCGAAGATGCAAAGACTCGACTTAAACTGGAGAATCAGAAGAAAAAGTCGAAGCGACAGTTGGATCTTGAAAAGAAGTATATTGATCAAGGATTCACAAAAGACGAAGCTGAAATCAAAGCATATAATCGAGACAAGACTGAAAAGATTCTAAAGGTAGCTGGAGGAATTACTTTGGCTTCAGCTGCTGCATATGTCGCTTATAAACATTATGATCGAGTCACAGATCGAGTGCTTAAGAAAGATAGCGGCATCGCAAGATTTACCAATGACATACATGAACCAAACGATAGAGCTTTTTATGCAGCTGTGAACGGTCATGATATGAAACGTTATTGGGGTCTTTATGGTCATCAACTCAGTGACGTCGGACCAGTTTATTATAAAGCCATGAATGCCGCTGGCGACATTAAGATCGCGTCTCCAGAAACCGGTCGTAAAGTTCTGAAGAATATGTTTGATAACGATAAAAAATCGCTTGAAACGTTTAGATATGTAATTGACGATCCTGAAATTCCTATGGGAGCTGGAGCGATAAAGCAATCGAGGATGTTCGCTAAAGCGCGAAAAGAGATCGACTCTGGTAAGATTGGTAAAAACACCTATGATGCTTTTAACACAATGCTGGTCAATCATAATTCAAATCAACAGCCACTCAATGATGAATTCTATTCTGCTTTGAAGAAAGCCGGATACGGTGCCATTCGCGATGTTAATGATAAAAAGAATTCGGGATATTTCGCAAAGAATCCTTTGATCGTTTTTGATACAGATAAAATCGATGTCAACAAGATGTATCAAATTGGTGAAGATGAAATCCATAAACACTTCATTGCGGAGACAGCTAAAATATCCGCTCATATGCTTGCAAATAGGTATGCTCCAGTTGGCGCGGCGTTTGCAACATCTCTTGGTACTATGAAGATGGTAAAGAAGTCTAATGAAACTAAATTCGTATCGGAGTACCGCAAACAACATCCAAACACTAAGTTGTCGAATAACGAAATTCTTAAGATAAAGGATCAAAACAGCCATGCTTAACGATTCCGATATTCGAAAAATCTGTTCCGATAAGCGTACTATTACGCCATTCGATGAATCGCAACTTCAGCCATGTAGTTATGATGTAACTTTGTCTGAAAGAATTATTGGACTAAGGGTCGTTGGACAAGGGCAAGCCGAGATCAATGCCATGGATCATACACTTCATGATCTTGAGTATATTAGTTTTTCGATTCCAAATGATGGATACGTTCTTCACCCTAATGAATTCATTCTTGGATCGACAAACGAACGGGTCTCAATCCCAAGTAACATCGCCGCCCGATTCGAAGGAAAGTCATCGCTTGGACGTCTTGGTTTGATGACCCATGTCACCGCTGGATTCATTGATCCGGGATTTTCTGGTGATATCACATTGGAGATCAAGAATCTCAACATGTATCCGATCCGTATATTTCCCGGAATGAAGATCGGTCAGTTGTGTTTCTTTGATCTCCACGATGATGTTGATCGAGCCTACGGATCATTCGGTCTTGGCTCTCATTATCAGAATCAATCTGGTCCTACAACAAGTTGGCAATAACAGTTATGGAGTAAACAATGAACTACCAAATGATCGAATACGCAGTTCGTCGTTACATTGATGAAAAGAAGTTGTTTGATGGACGAAAGGATTACCACCTGTCCATAAAGACCGGAGGGTATATTCGAGGAAACTTCTTTGCATTCGTTGTGACTGATCTGTCGGATGATAATCGAATTTATGAAGTTACAAGTTTGATGAATCAGAAGTCGATTGCTGTAACGAGCTACATGCAAGAGAATTCCGATCCGTTCTTTGTGTAACAGATAAAGGAGGCAAACCATGACCCTATCAAACACTGCTGTCCCAAAGTATTACGGTGAATTCCGTGATAGGGTCATGAACGGAGATATTCCGGTATGCCATGAGATCGAAATGGAGATGAATCGAATCGACGATCTCATCCGCAATCCCGGTATTTACTACGATTCCGATAAGGTTGAGGGATGGGTTAAGTTCTGCGAACGAGAACTCACCTTGACCGATGGATCTCCAGTTCATCTTCTTGACAGTTTCAAGCTTTGGGGCGAACAGATATTTGGCTGGTATTATTTCGTTGAGCGATCGGTTTATGTTCCGAATCCGCATGGAGGAACCGGCCATTACGAGACCCGACGGATCTGCAAGCGTCTGAGAAACAAACTATATTTGATCGTTGCTCGTGGCGCTGCCAAGACCATGTTCGCCGAATTCGTTCAGGCATATTTCCTCATCATGGATACATCGACTACGTCTCAGATCGTCGTAGCCCCAACCATGAAACAGGCCGATGAAACCATGGCACCATTCCGTACCGCTATCATTCGATCTCCTGGACCATTGATCAAATTCCTTTCTGAAGGATCCGTTCCCGGAAACGGACCAAAGGCGATGCAAGCCAAGCTTGCCTCGACAAAGAAAGGTGTCGAAAATTTTCTTACCGGATCATTGCTTGAAATTAGGCCGATGTCAATCATGAAGCTCCAAGGCCTTCGACCAAAGGTGTCGACCGTTGATGAATGGCTGTCCGGCGATATTCGTGAAGACGTTATCGGAGCAATCGAGCAGGGCGCATCGAAACTCAACGACTATCTCATCGTGGCTACTTCATCAGAAGGTACAGTCCGAAACTCGGTCGGTGATACCATCAAAATGGAGTTGATGGACATCCTCAAAGGGGATTACATCAACCCTCACGTCGCGATTTTCTACTATCGTCTCGACGACATTCATGAAGTGTCAAATCCAGACATGTGGATCAAGGCCAATCCGAATCTCGGAAAGACCGTGACTTACGAGACATATCAGTTGGATGTCGAACGTGCCGAGAAAGCTCCGGCTACTCGTAACGATATTCTGGCAAAGCGATTTGGAATCCCAATGGAGGGCTATACCTACTTCTTTACTTACGAGGAGACTCGTCCTTATCGGCATCGGAAGACGGACTTCTGGGGAATGCCGTGCTCGCTTGGTGCCGATCTGTCACAGGGCGACGATTTTTGTTCGTTCACGTTCCTCTTCCCATTGCCGGATGAGACATTCGGAGTCAAGACAAGAAACTATATTTCAACATACACCATGCAACATCTTCCGTTGGCTACTCGTCAAAAGTACGAGGAGTTCCTTAATGAGGGATCGCTATTCGTCATGGACGGAACGGTTCTCGACATGATGCAGGTATACGAGGATCTTGACAAATACATAACCGAGTCCGAATACGATGTACGGTGCATGGGTTACGATCCATACAATGCCAAGGACTTCGTAGCTCGATACACCGTTGACTATGGCGAGTTCGGTATTGAGAAGGTGATTCAGGGTGCCAAGACCGAGTCGGTTCCTCTTGGTGAGTTGAAGAAGCTCGCTGAGGATCGTCGATTGCTGTTCGATGAAGAGCTCATGTCATTCACTATGGGCAATTGCATTGTGCTTCAGGACACGAACAATAACAAGAAACTGTACAAGGCGAAGCGCGAAGACAAGATCGATGCCGTCGCGGCAATGATGGATGCCTTCGTCGCTTACAAGAACAATCGAGATCTTTTCGATTGATCGGAGATTCAAAATGGTAGATTTATCAAATGATGAACTGTATCACTTCGGTGTCAAAGGTATGAAGTGGGGCGTTCGACGTGCTAAAATGAAGGAACAAAGAGCTCGTCGGGCCGAGCTTAAAAAGCCGAATCCCAACTACGACAAATGGCAACGATTTGCCGATAGGCAGGTATACGGGAAACGTGGAGAACGTCGAATCAATAAGCGAATGAACAAAGGCCAGAGCCATCTTCGTGCACAGGCAACAGAGGCTGGTCAACAGGTAGCCAAAGGATACCTAGCCTATAAAGCGGTACAGTTTATTACCTCTCCAAAAGGACAGCGCATTGCTGGAATGGCTATGAGTAAAGCATTCAATTTGTTGAGGAATAGGCATGGACAAGAAACGGTTGGTAACGCCTTGAAGGAAATTGGCAATAAGGTAATCATCGATACAACTGTAGCGGAGTGAGGTGTACCATGGAAGATGAACTGTACCACTTTGGCGTTAAAGGCATGAAGTGGGGCGTTAGACGTGCTGAACGTAAAACGCGGAAACAAGCCAAGAAGGACGCTCATGAGACCGCACTAGCCAAGATGTATTATGGTGAAGGTGCAGGAGTCCGTCGCCGCAACATTAATGCCGTTGTCCGCCAGCGTTCTAAGGATCCGACCTATAAGAAAGCCTTTGACGAGGAATACGCCAAGCAGGACATGGGTAAAGCCCGTAGCACTGCCGAGCGACAGCGAAAGCACACCGATCGCACCGAACCCGTGAAGACCGGCATCTCCCGTGGTGTTAAGAAAGGCATTCGTGCTGGAGGTAAAGCTGTTGGACTCGCTGTGACAACCGCTGCTGGGGTCGCTGCTTCATATTATGTACAGCATCCAAATGAAGCCAAGGCCATGGTGCATACGCTTTCGCGGAAAGCAGCCAATTCAGTAAACAAAGCGCGTAATGCAGTCAGAGGAGCTCAGTTTCTTCGCAAGATGGGGCTGTGATGCGTTCGTACCACGAACTCATCCAGTACTCGGATTTTCTTGATCGGTTTCATTATCTGCAATGCCATAGTAGTATCGGTCGTCCGACATTCGGTTCTGAACGTTGGATGAATCAGCGGTTCTATACGTCTCCGGAATGGAAACATATTCGCGATGTCGTGATTGCCAGAGACAATGGGTTTGATCTTGGATGCCCGGATCATCCTATCGCCGGAAAGATCATGATTCATCACATTGAACCGCTTACGCCAGACGCCATCGAGCATGGAGACGATCTTCTGCTTGATCCGGACAATCTCATCAGCTGTTCAATGGCGACACATAACGATCTGCATTTCGGAACCGATCGTAGAGCTCGACCCATAGTTGAGCGAAGACCAAACGATACCTGTCCATGGAGGTGAACTTCAAAATGGTAGAATTTCATAGAATCGGAGGACCGTGATGAACGATAGCATTCTCAAAACAATCAAGAAGGCCGTCGGTCTCGATCCGGATTCATCCGATTTCGATGATGATCTGGTGACCTTCATCAATTCAGCGTTTTTCAATCTTCGACAGTTGGGAGTCGGTCCTTCGGATGGTTATGCAATCACCGGCCCGGAGAACACATGGTCTGAGTTCAGTGATGATGAATCGCTGCTGAATGGCGTTAAACCGTATATTCAGCAGAAAGTTCGTCTTCAGTTTGATCCGCCGACCAACTCCTTCCTCGAATCATCGATTCGGAAGAACATCGAAGAATATGAATGGCGCCTTAACATTCAAGGGGAAGGAGGTTTTAATGAGTGAACTTTATCACTTCGGTGTCAAAGGTATGAAGTGGGGTGTCAGAAAAGATCGTAAACGATCCATTAGTACCAGACGCTCAAAGTCAGACAGTAAGGACTACACCGAAACCAGAGATCTCCTCAAGAAGTCACCGAATAAGTTGTCCAATTCCGAATTGAGGAAGATCAATGAACGACTTAATCTCGAACAGCAGTACTCAAATCTGACGACTACTCAGAAGCAAAAAGGCAACCGGTTTATAGATAAGCTCGGAAACAATATGAAGCAGACCGCCGCCAACGAGGTGTCTAAACAACTCGTTAACGTCGGTAGGATTATTCTTGGTGCTGGAATCGCCTACGCTATGAATAGGGCACGAGGAAATGGTCGGTCATATCCGTCTAGTTTCATTCCTCGGCAGATTGGTCGGTGATGCCTAATGAATGTCGTTGCCGATGCGTTGGCTCACGCATGGAATGCGTTTGTCAACCCGTCATCTAAATTCCAGCCGTCTGTGGGATATTCTTCGATGCGTCGACCTGATACTAGGGTCTTTACGCGCGGCATTGATCGGTCGATCATATCTTCGTTGTACAATCGCATCGCAATAGATGTTAGTGCAATCGAGATCCGTCACTGTCGCATCGATAAGACGACACAGCAATATTTGGAAACGATCGATGATGGACTTAACCAGTGTCTGAACATCGAGGCTAATGTTGATCAGTCGGGCCGTGATTTTATCATGGATGTCGTCATGACCATGTGTGATGACGGGGCAGCCGCCATGGTTCCGATTGACACAACAGTCGATCCACTGATGTCGAATTCGTTTGATATTCAGACCATGCGTGTTGGACGAATCGTCGAGTGGTATCCAAGGGCTGTCAGGCTTTCGGTCTACAATGATGCTGTCAACTCCGGTCAGCGTGAAGAGATCGTTATGCCGAAGAGCAAGGTTGCGATAGTTCAGAACCCGCTCTATCAGGTGATGAATGAACCGAATTCCACTTTGCAACGTCTTATTCGTAAGCTTAACCAGCTTGACGAGATCGATGACAAGGCGGCATCCGGAAAACTCGATCTTATCATCCAGTTCCCGTACCAGATCCGTACGGAGGAGAAGAAGCGTCAAGCTGAACTCCGCCGCCAGCAGTTGGAGGATCAGCTCAAGGATTCCGCCTACGGTGTCGCGTATACCGACGGTTCCGAGAAGATCACCCAGCTCAACCGGAGTCTGGACAATCACATGCTTCAGCAAATCCAGAACCTGACGACACAGCTCTATGGTCAGTTGGGCCTTTCCGAGGCTGTTGTAAACGGCACCGCCTCTCAGGAAGAGATGCTCAACTATCATAATCGCACCTTGGAGCCGATGATCTCAGCAATCTGCGATGCACTGAAGCGAACATTTCTGACCAAAACCGCCAGAAGTCAAGGACAGAGCATTGAGTTCTTCCGAGATCCGTTCAGGTTGGTTCCGGTCACAGATCTGGCGAACATCGCTGCGGCCTTCACATCGAATGAGATCATGTCGTCGAACGAGTTCCGTTCGATTCTTGGTTTCGCACGATCGGACGAGCCGCAAGCCGATCAGCTGAGGAATGCCAACATCAATCCATTGGGTACCGATGTGACGGCTCCAAGCCCTTATGGCGATGAACAGTCAGAACCAACCCAAGAGTCAGCACAGTCCTATACTCAGGACATGCTGAACTCCCCCATGGAAGGAGACAGTCAAAATGGGGTATGATTTCAGTGGCTACGCCACTCGGAACAATATTCGTTGCTCTGATGGCCGAACCATTCTGAAAGACGCCTTCGCCGATCAGAACGGTCAGAAGGTACCGCTGGTCTACCAGCATAACCATAATGATATTGACAACGTGCTCGGTCATGCTGTGCTGGAGAACCGTAATGACGGCGTCTACTGCTACGGCACGTTCAATGATACGCCTATGGGCCGCGACGCAAAGGAACTCGTCAAACATGGCGATATTACTGCGCTGTCGATCTACGCGAATCATCTGACTGAGCGAAATAAGAACGTCATGCATGGCAATATTCGTGAGGTGAGCCTTGTGCTCGCTGGCGCGAATCCCGGAGCCTACATCGATAATGTGACCATTCAGCATTCGGATGGGGCGGTCGATCTTCTTGACGACGAGGCTGTCATTTATTCTGGTGAGGAAATTTCACTAGAACATGGCGATGATGAAAGTGAGGATAATATGCAGAACGCCGGGGACGATTCATCCGCGGAAAAGTCGGGGAAGACTGTCCAGCAGGTCTGGGATACTTTCACCGAAAAGCAGAAAAATGCGGTGTATGCTCTTATCGGTGCTGCAATCAGCGCCGATAATGATGGCTTTGGACACGCCGATAACGAACCCGATGATGAACCTGACGAATCATCTGGCGAAACCGTTCAGGATGTCTTTGACACCCTGAATGAAGAACAGAAAAATGTTGCCTATGCTCTGATCGGCCTCGCCGTTGAGCAGGGCGATTCCGACACTGAGGACAGTGACGGAGATGATTATAATAGCGCCTCCCATTCGGAGGAAGAAGGAGATATTATGCATATGAACGCCTTCGAACAGACTGGTGCCGACAACGAAGCTCCGGTCCTGTCCCATGACGACATGAAGGAATTCCTGACCGAGGCTCGCGATTACGGCTCGTTCCGTGATTATTCTGAAAAGTGGATTCAGCACTCTGGTCAGGCTTACGGCATCCAGAACGTTGAGGTTCTTTTCCCGGATGCTCGTCAGGTCGGCGATGAGCCGTATCTGTACAAGCGCGATACCGACTGGGTCGACGTTGTTCTTAATAGCACTCGCCATACCCCGTTCGCCCGTATCAAGACCTCGTACGCTGATTTGACCGAGGACGAGGCACGCGCAAAGGGCTTCACGCTCGATCGCAATAACAACAAGCGTAAGATGGATGAGGTCTTTAAGGTCTACAAGCGTGTGACCACTCCTCAGACGATCTACAAGAAGCAGCGTCTGGATCGTGATGACGAGATCGACATCACCGATTTTGACGTGGTCAATTTCCTGTGGAATGAGATGAAGGTCATGATCCGCGAGGAGATGGCTCGCGATATTCTCATTGGCGATGGTCGTTCCGCCTCTGCTGATGATCATGTCAACACCGAGAACGTCCGTCCGATTGTTGGCGATGACGATCTGTACGTTATTTACAATGATGGAGATAATCCGGCAACTGATCCGACCGCATTCGTTGATCGCGCTCGCAAGGCAAAGGTCGGCTATCTTGGCTCTGGTATGCCGACTCTGTTCGTGTCCCCGAGCCTGCATGGTGAGCTGATGGTCCAGCGTGATAAGATGGGTCGTCGTCTGTATGACACCGATGCTTCGCTGGCTGCCGCAATGGGTGCTTCTGCGATCGTTGAGGTTCCGGTGCTTGAGGGCTTCACCATGAGCGAAGGGAACAAGGTCGTCGATGGCGTCATGGTGAATCTGCGTGATTACACCATCGGCACCGATCGTGGTGGTGAACTTACGCAGTTCTCCGACTTCGATATTGATTACAACCAGCACAAGTATCTCATCGAAGCTCGCCTCTCCGGCGCTCTGACCATGCCGAAGTCCGCGATCGTGATGACCCACCCAAAAGCGTAACGCCGTCTGGTCCGACCATTAAGGTCGAGCCCATGGCTGGAACCAAATCCGCTTATGGGAAGTTGGTGAGTGATCTTCAAAATGGTGTGAAGATTAACGCCAACGAGAAGATCGACGGCACACTGAAATACGTCAAGAACTACACTGGGTTCAGTAGCAAGACCGAGGAACAGTCCGGCCACTATCTCGCCCTCGATTTCTCCGATAACTGGTTGAGTGATAATGATCCGACCTCGTTCTCGGTTGAACTTGTCGGCGGAACCGGTGGTCCGAAGACCCTGACCGATTCCGACTCCTTCTGCGTCTTCAGGATCACCGATCCGAAGACCCAGACCGTCAAGGTGAGCTCTACCGATTCGACTGGTACGACTACAACCAGTTATATTCTGACTGATTTGGTCTTGGAACCTGAGGCTTGAGATCACCATGGCGAGGTTCTGCGGTAAAGTCGGATATTCTCGACAACAGGTTGAGACCTCGCCCGGCGTCTACGAGGATGTTCCGGTGGAGAAGTTATATTACGGAGACGTGACCCGAAACACCAGACGGCTGGAGGGTTCTGATTCCGTCAATATGGATATTCTCGCTAACAACACCATATCCATCCTCGCAGACGCGTATGCCTATGACCATTTCTTCGACATGAAGTACGTATGGTGGATGGGGACTCGCTGGATCATCACGAATGTTGAGGTCCAGCGTCCCCGTCTCATCCTTACCCTTGGAGGCGTATACAACGATGGGAACGAGGCTGCAACTCCATGATATTCTGGTGGGGATCATGACCGATATTGATCCATCCTATGCTAAAGGTCATGTATATTTTCAGCCCCCATCGAATATTCAGATGAAGTATCCGTGTATCGTGTATGAACGGGATACCGGAGATACACAATTCGCGGATAACTATCCATATATTTTCAAAATCCGGTATCAGATTACGGTGATCGATAAGAACCCCGACAGTCCGATACCGGAGAAGGTTGCCCAACTACAGTCATGCACAATGGATCGGCATTTCGTTAGTGACAACCTTCATCATGATGTATTCAATTGCTATTTTTAAGGAGCTATAATGGTAGCACTTACTTGGGATGACGCTGGCAAGCGTCAGTATGAGGTTGGTACGGACCGTGGTGTTCTTTATCCGATGACCTCTACCTTTACATACGGTAAGGGCGTGGCGTGGAACGGCCTTACTGCCGTCGCCGAGTCCCCCGATGGCGCCGAGGCGAACGATATGTATGCCGACAACATGAAGTATGCTTCGCTTCGTTCGGCAGAGACATTTGGTGCGACGATCGAGGCATATACCTTCCCGGATGAGTTCATTCCGTGCGATGGCGGTGCTGAGGTTTCTGACGGAGTCGTCTTCGGTCAGCAGTCTCGGAGCAAGTTCGGCTTCTCGTACCGTACTAAGATCGGTAACGATGTCAATCAGGATGCTGGTTATAAGCTGCATTTGGTATATGGTGCAACTGCCTCCCCATCGGAGAAGTCCTATGAGACCATCAATGATTCCCCTGAGGGCATGACCTTCAGTTGGGAGATCGCAACTGATCCGGTAGCTGTGGAAGGTCATCCGGAACTCAAGCCCGTTGCGTCAATCACTATCGATTCTACGAAGGTTGATGAGGCGAAGCTTAAGGCTCTCGAAGAGAAGCTTTACGGTAATGAATCTACCGAGCCTGCTCTGCCTTTGCCGGGTGAAGTCTACAAGATGATGCAAAAGGCCTGACGGAAGTGAGATGTGCGAATGCTCGAATTGACGGTTGAAGGTGAACTCTATAACGAGTTGGAGAACGAATTCGTCACCATAGGACCGCGAACCGTGCGATTTGAGCATTCGCTCCTTTCTTTGTCAAAATGGGAGTCGATTTGGAGAAAACCGTTCCTTGATGACAAACCAAAAAGCATAAAAGAATCGCGGTCCTATTTATCATGTATGGCGCTCGACGATCTCAGTGACGCCGAGCTCGATCTAGTTGTTGCCGAGCATCTTTCCGAAATAAATTCATATATTGAAACACCTCAGACAGCGACTACGATTCGACATATTCCCGGCGGACGGAATTCAAGTTCCACTGTCACCTCAGAGCTTATTTATTATTGGATGTTTTCAGCTGGCATTCCGGCCGATCCATGCGAGACGTGGCATTTGAGCCGTCTGTTGACATTGATAGAGATATTCGGTGTCAAGAGTTCGCAAAAGAAGATGCCGAAATCTGAAATTTCAAAGATGTATCGGACTCTTAATGCCCAGCGCCGTGCCTCAACTGGTACGAGCGGATGAAAGGAGCAACCATGGCCCTTAACGGTATTGATATTGCCAGCCATCAGACTGGTATTGACCTTTCTGTTGTCCCCTGTGATTTCGCAATTGTTAAGGCGACTCAGGGGACTGGATACACCAACCCCGATTGTGTTCGAGCTGTCGAACAGTTGATGGCGTTGAACAAGGGTGTTGGCATCTATCATTATATTTCCGGCGGTAATGCCATTGCGGAAACGAACTTCTATATCGATTCTATTAAGAATTGGATTGGCAAAGCTGTTCTTGCTCTGGACTGGGAAGAAAAGCAGAACTCCGCATGGGGAAACGAAGGATATTTGGAGCAGGCGATTGTGAACGTCATCAATCGCACTGGAATTCTTCCGATGATCTACGTTCAGGCTTCTCGTTATCGTCAGGTCGCCGAAATCGCTAAACGTCATAATTGCGGGTTGTGGGTTGCGCAGTATGCCAACGACAATCCTACCGGATACCAGAGCACTCCGTGGAATGAAGGCGTATATCCTTGCGCTATTCGTCAGTATTCCTCAACCGGACGATTGAATGGCTGGAATGCTTTCCTCGACCTTAATAAGTTCTATGGTAGTCTTGATGACTTCAAGAAGTATTATGGAAAGCCGTCTAAGCCGATCTCTTCGCCAACCGCTCCTTCGGCCCCCGCACCGCAATCCGGTCCTCAGGGATCAACGCTGCAACTGGTCACGTGGACCATGGAAGGCAAGTACGGTGATGGTGACTCTCGCAAGAAAGCGCTTGGATCGCGGTACAATGAGGTGCAGAATTTCATCAACCATATCGCTTCGTCCGATGCAAGGACGTTGGCGAATGAGGTATGGGCCGGAAAATATGGCGATGGAGCAACTCGTAAAGTGGTGCTTGGATCCCGATACAATGAGGTTATGGTCATTATTAACGGTGGTTCGGCACAACATTATACTATCCGATCTGGTGACACGTTGAGCAGCATCGCTTCTAGGTACGGAACGACTGTTTCGCAACTTGTGAAGTGGAATAACATCGCTAATCCGAACGTCATCTACGCCGGTCGGACGATCCGAGTCAAGTAGGTCAAAATGAGGGTGAAATTCGAAGTGTCTGGCGGGTTCACGAAAACCGAGCGGTTTCTTAATCGTATGAAGCGCCGTGAATACCTTAATGTACTCGACGAGTTCGGTCGTGATGGTGTTCAGGCACTTCGAAACGCCACCCCGGTTGACTCTGGTGCTACGGCCGAGGCGTGGGATTACGAGATAAAGCGAACTCGTAACTATACCGAGATCGTTTGGACCAATTCTAATATTAATGACGGTGTTCCAATCGCCGTTATCCTCCAGTACGGTCATGGTACCGGTACTGGAGGATATGTTCAGGGTCGTGATTACATCAATCCCGCAATCCGACCCATATTTGACGAGATAGCCGAGAAGGCTTGGAAGGTGGTGACGTCCTCATGAGCAGCATCGACGAACGCATCGTAAAGATGCGCCTTGATAACAGCCAGTTCGAGCAAGGTGTCAACAAAACTTCGAACCTTCTCAGCAAGCTCAAGTCCTCGCTCAATCTGGACAAGTCGGTCGAATCGATCAGTAACGTCGATAAGGCCATAAAGGGCATCAATTTCGCTCCGATGACTTCGGGCCTTCGCGGAGTCCAATCGGGCTTTAATGCCATGGGCGCCGTGGCATTTTCTGTGTTCAACCGTATGACCAATGCGGCCATCGACGCGGGACAGCGCATTGCCAGCTCTCTGACCGAGGCCGCCCGCGATGGTTTCGCCGAGTACGAGACCCAGCTGGATTCCGTGCAGACGATCCTGTCGAACACCATGTCGAAGGGCACTAATCTCGATCAGGTCAATACCGCGCTTGATACCCTGAATACCTATGCGGATAAGACCATTTATAATTTCACTGAGATGACCAAGAACATCGGTACCTTTACGGCTGCCGGTGTTGACCTTCAGACCTCGGTGGACTCGATCAAGGGTATCGCAAACCTTGCAGCCGCTTCTGGTTCAACATCGGCACAGGCGGCTTCCGCAATGTATCAGCTGTCGCAGGCTCTGGCAGCTGGTAAGATCCAGCTTATGGACTGGAATTCAGTGGTCAACGCCGGCATGGGTGGTGAACTCTTCCAGAATGCTTTGAAGCGAACTGCCGAGCATTTTGGTAAAGATGTCGATGGAATGATCAAGAAATACGGTTCATTCCGTGAATCGCTTACCAAGGGCGACTGGCTTACTGCCGACGTGATGACTGAGACCCTGAAACAAATTTCAGGTGCCTATACCGAAGCCGATCTTATTCAACAGGGGTATACCGAGCAACAGGCCAAGGATATTGTCAAGTTGGCTAATACGGCCAATGACGCCGCGACTAAGGTAAAGACCTTTACCCAGCTGATCGATACCACTAAGGAAGCCCTTGGCTCTGGATGGACCCAGAGCTGGGAAATAATTATTGGCGACTTCGAGGAGTCGAAGGATCTGTGGACTGGCATTTCCGACCAGATCAATAACATCGTCAATACGTCTGCAAACGCCCGTAATGAACTTCTCAGTTCCGGTTTGTCGAGCGGTTGGAAGCAACTCATCAACGAAGGTATCGCCGATACATCCGGATTCCAAGAGATCATGACACAAACAGCCCGCGATCATGGCGTGGCGATCGATGATATGATCTCGAAGAACGGCTCGTTCACCAAGTCGATGCATGAGGGCTGGGTCACGGCTGACATCGTGTCTGAATCAGTCAAGAAGATGACTGATAAGATGTCCAATATGTCCCAGAAGGAGCTTCAGGCCGCCGGTTACACCAGTGAGAATGTTGAGCAGATCAAAAAGCTCAACGAACAACTTCAAAATGGTAGTCTTTCGGCACAGGATTTTGCCGACAAGATGAACCGCATGTCAGGTCGAGAGAACGTAATCTCTGGTCTGAACAACGTTTTCAATGATTTAAGCAAGATATTTGAGCGAATCGGTAAGGCCTATCGAGAAGTATTTCCTAAGATGACTGGTGATGAGCTCTATGCTCTCACCAAGCGGTTTAAGGATTTTACTGATACACTGACTCCTTCAGAGACAGCGCTTAATCGTATAGGTCGCATCACCGAAAACGTTTTCTCAAGCATCAATGGCGTTTTTGGTGACTTGCTCAAAATCTTCAAACAGATCGGTAAGGCATATAAAGAAACATTTTCCAATAATGTTGAAGATGGGCTTTCCACCCTCACTGTTCTGACAGCTCGTCTAAATAACTTTATCAAGACCCTTACTCCTTCTGAGGAAACTCTTAATAAGATAGGCCGAATTGCCAAAGGCGTTTTCGCAGTCTTCGATATTGGAGCACAGGCAGTCAAGGCCGTTGGTGATAACATAGCGGCTGCGTTTGGATCGACAAACATGAGCGGTCCAATGGACAATCTTCTAGATATTGCAGCACAATTCGGAGATTGGCTTGTCGGACTTGATAAATCGATTAAACAATTTGGTGTACTTGACGGCGCTGCAAAGAAAGTCGGGACTACAATTTCCGACGTCATCGGTGCTTTCAATTCATTTACCGAAAAGGTCTCCTTATCAAGTTCAACGATCAAATCCGTTGCCTCCACAATTAATGATACACTTGGAAAAGCATTTGAACACGTTAAGAGTGTCATCAGCGATGTAACGACATGGATTTCGAACAACATCTCCGCTGGCGATATCTTTGCCGGTCTTGCGGGCGGAGGTATATTCGTCGCGGCGAAGAAGATCGCAAGCGCCTTTGACACAATCAAAGAAGCTGTTGACAACATTTTCGGAAAAGGAGGCGATACTCTAAAGAAAGGCGCCGGTGTATTCGAAGATGTTCTGAGCGGATTGAGTGATTCACTTAACGAATTTACTAAGAACATCAAGGTCACGAGTCTCCTTGAAATCTCAGGTGCTATAGCATTGCTTGTCCATTCCATGGAGAAGATTGCCGCATTGAGTGGTGGCGAGGTCGTTGGAGGCGTTGCCGCCATCGGAAGTCTTATGGCTGAACTGAACCTCAGTCTTGTCGCCATCTCTAAGTCGATGAAGGCCGTTGATACAAAAGATCTCATCAAGACCGGTTTGGCTCTTATGGAATTCTCGAAATCCATCGAGATGCTCGCCGAGGCGATGGATACGGTCGGCCGACTCAATTTGGATGAGGTCGTTAAAGGCCTCGCTGGTATCGGTGGAGCCATGGCCGAGTTCGTGGTCGCATCTAAGGCTCTAAACCGTGTAAAGCTAAAAGTAAAGACCGCCACATCGCTTGTCATCATGGCCCAAGCGGTCAAAATGGTGGCGGAACCGCTCAAGAAGCTTGGCGGCATGAGCTGGAAATCGATCGGTAAAGGTCTTTCCGCTATGGGCGGAGCCCTTGTTGAGATGGGCACTGTTACCGGTTTGCTCGGTCGATTCGGAGGATTCAACCTTTCGGCAGCTGCTAGTATTGTTATTACGGCCAAATCCCTTGCGGACATCGCATCCGCTTTCGACTCGTTCACAAAATATGACTGGGGCGAAATCGGTCGTGGACTTACCGCAATGGGCGGTGCTTTAGGCGAAGTCGGACTCGTTACTGGAGCCCTTGGAAAACTCGCTGGCATTTCTGGTCTTATTGGAGCTGGCTCTATTGTGCTGGCAGCGCAAGGTCTTGGAAAGATCGCATCTGCTTTCGACTCGTTCGCCAAATATGACTGGGGCGAAATCGGTCGCGGACTCACCGCCATGGGTGGCGCGCTCGCAGAAGTCGGAGTCATTTCTGGTGCGCTTGGTATGCTTGCCGGTTTGTCTGGAATCATCGGATCCGGCGCTATCGTTATTGCGGCTCAAGGTCTTGGAACAATCGCATCCGCTTTTGACTCATTCACAAAATATGACTGGGGCGAAATCGGGCGTGGCCTTGCCGCCATGGGCGGTGCCCTTACAGAAGTTGGCGCTATCTCTGGCGCATTGGGCATGTTGGCTGGCATTTCCGGTCTTATCGGTGCCGGTTCAATTGTACTCGCGGCTCAGGGTCTCGGAAAGATCGCTTCTGCATTCGCTAAATTCGCCAAATATGACTGGGGCGAAATCGGTCGTGGGCTTGTCGCGATGGGTGGAGCTCTTGCCGAAGTCGGTGCTATAAGCGGAGCTCTCGGTATGCTGGCCGGTTTGTCCGGTATTCTTGGCGCAGGTACCATTATCATCGCTGCTCAGGGGCTCGGACAGGTCGCATCGATATTCGACTCGTTCACCAAATATGATTGGGGAGAAATCGGTCGCGGCCTTGTAGCCATGGGTGGAGCCATGGCAGAGGTAGCTGTCATATCTGGTGCTACCGGAGTATTGACAGGTATTGCTGGACTTGTTGGTGCTGGCACCATCGCTCTCGCCTCGCAGGGCCTTAATGAGTTGGCGACGTCATTCGGTAAGTTCGCTGAATTCAACTGGGACGAGATCGGTCGCGGCCTTACCGCTATGGGCGCCGCTATGGGCGAAACCGCTCTTGGTGGGCTGCTCAACACATTCTCTGGATTCGGTGCCGGAGCTATATCCGAGATGGCCGGACCTCTCGGTACTCTTGCCGATTCCGTCAAGAAGTGGGAAGGCGTATCAGTTCCTGATAATTTGGCCAGCCAGCTCGGTCAAATTGCAGATGGCGTTTTCAAGTTCACATTAGGTGGATGGGGCAGCGGCACAATTGCCAACATCGCCCAACCGATGGGCGTTCTCGCTGATTCACTGTCCAAGTGGTCTAATATTACGTTCCCGGCAGGCATTGGTGATCAACTGAAAACGTTGGCTAGTGGAGTTCAGTCATTCACGTTTGCCTTTGCTGGTGGTTGGTCACTTAATGCCGTGGTCGGTCCACTCGGCCAATTGGCCGATTCGGTCAAGAAGTGGAACGGAGTTACCATTCCGAAAGGAATCAGTTCCGGGTTGTCAGATCTGGCCAATGGCGTCAAGTCATTTACTTTGGCCTTTGTCGGCGGTTGGTCTCTGGACGCCATTTCTGGACCATTCGGTAACTTTGCCGATTCAGTCAAGAAATGGAATAAAGTCACCATTCCGGCTGGAATCAAAACCGGCTTGACCAATTTGGCTGACGGTATTAAGGCGTTCTCTCTCAGCTTCATTGGCGGGTGGTCACTCAATGCCGTTACTGGTCCACTCGGGCAATTGGCTGATTCGGTCAAGAAGTGGAACGGCGTTGCTATTCCGGCAGGAATTGGTACGGGCTTGTCGAATCTGGCAAACGGTGTCAATGCTTTTGCGAGCGTTGGGGCCAATGTCGGAACCAACATGTCAAGTGTGGCCAGCGGACTCCGTTCCATTGCCAGTGCCTCGGCCGGAATTGCTTCTGCGAACCTTTCCGGAACCGCCAATCAGATCGTCGCATTCGTATCCACATTGAACAACACACAGGCGATAACCACCACTCTTCCGCAGCAGATGAGTACATTCGCCTCACAGCTTGGATCGTCTATATCTGCGGCATCGAAGGCCGTGTCAAATGGAATGAGTGCGATCGTCGGAAACATTAATGCCATGACCAGCCAATTCTCCAGTGCTGGAGCCAAGCTGTCCATCAGTCTTGTTCAGTCCATTGTCTCAAGTTTGAATCTCAACCAGATTCAGGCAATGAACGCGATGAGCTCACTCTGCGAGGCTATGATCTATCAGGCCAAGCAGACATTCGATGGCTCCATGAACAAATTCAGAGAGTTCGGCGTCAAAATGGTGGATAATGTTGTAAGCGGTATGAACTCTAAGAAGTCGTCGGCATCCACGACGGCATCGGGCATCGCCCAATCCGCCGCCAACGCCCTTGGAGGAAAGTACCAGTCGGCGTATAATTCCGGAGCGTACATGATTCAGGGATTCGTTGACGGCATGAATTCCAAAAAGTCGCTCGCAACAGAAACAGCTGCGAACATCGCCAAAGCAGCGTTGGAGGCTGCCAATAAAGCGTCTGGTGTGGCGTCTCCTTCATGGAAATATGCCAAGATGGCAAAATTCTGTGTTGAGGGTATCGCTAATGGGTTCCTCGACAATCGAGCAATGGCCGTCAATGCTGTCACTGGCGTCGTGAATTCTATGAACTCAGCCTACGATGACAAGCTCTCCGCGATGAACAGAGATGGTGGCGCTTTCTCATTCACTCCGACCGTCTCCCCAGTTGTCGATCTCAATGCCATGAACGCCGCTAATGTCCGCGGATCGTTGAAACTCAATCCGAATTCAGTGCTGGATACCTCGTCAACCATGTTCGAAGTTGAAAAACAGCGGTCTATTCGTCTTGATACCTCTCGTCAGATGCGCGTCGATAATAGCGATGTCGTTAAGGCCGTCAATGAAGTTACTAAGCAGGTTGATATTCTCGGCCAACAAGTGACGAATATGAAGATGGTCATGGACAGTGGAGTAATGGTTGGTGCACTAGCATCAAAAATGGATAAAAAACTAGGCCGTTCGGCCGCCTATAAGGAAAGAGGAATCTGATGTATCTTGCTTTCTACAATGGAGAGCATTCCGTTACCTTTGGGTCGAAAAATAGCTGGACAGACTGGCATCTTGTGCCATCTTCTCGGCCGGTATTCGCGCCTCCGAAACCCAAGACCGATTATGTCGATATTCCCGGCATGAACGGATCTTTGGATCTTTCGGAGGCCGTCTCCGGCCGTCCGGTATACAATAATCGTCAGGGTTCATTCGATTTCTACGCTGATGTCCAGTATAAGGACAAATCGAGCTGGATTAAGCTCTATTCCGAAATCATGGCATATCTGCATGGACGAAAGCTCGAAGCATATTTGGATGACGAACCATATTATCGTTACATCGGACGATTCGAAGTGGATTCATGGAAATCTGGCGATGGCAACTCCATCACTATCAATTACGACGTATATCCATACAAAATGGAACCAAGCTGGTCGAATGAGGACTGGCTGTGGGATCCGTTCGACTTCGAAAATGGTGTTATCAGGAATTTCAAGTCGCTTACCGTCAAGGGATCGCTATCGGTGTCTATTCCAAAGACTCAAGATTGGTCGGCTCCGACAATCACTGTGAAGTCTACTGATGGGTCTGGAATGAATTTATCGTATAATGGTAAGACCTATCATCTTAAAGACGGGGTAAACCGTAATCCAAATCTCTTGGTGAAAAATTCGGATACTATATTTACATTCACCGGAAATGGAACTGTCAGTATGCGTATGAGGGGAGGAGTTCTGTAATGTATGCCATATACGCTGATGATCAGTTGCTTTATGCGCCAGACATGGTCAACCTTGGATATATCGTCACGGATGCACAGCTGACTACCGAGATCAATAAAGCCGGTAGTCTCGAATTCACTATTCCGATTACCAATCCGAACTATAACGCATATTCAAAACTGAAATCGATCATCCGATTGGAACAGGACGGAGAGACGATCTGGAAGGGTCGGGTTCTTGATGATACCAAGGATATCGATCTCAACAAGAATGTCATGTGTGAGGGTGAACTGGCGTTTCTCAACGACGAACTTGTTCGTCCATACGATCATTCGTCTGGAATAACGATTCGTAATCACTTTAACGATGTCATGAATCTGTATGCCACGTACTGTTCCCCATATCGAATGATCCGTCCTGGAAATGTCACCATGGCTCCGGATACCAAGGTAAAACTGAAGATCGATAGCCCACAATCCGTGTTTGACGAACTGACGTCGAATCTTGTTGGTCCAAATGGTGGATATTTGGTTATTCGGCATGTCAACGGGGTGTCGTATCTCGATTATCTCAATTCCTACCACCAAAGATCCAATCAGGTTCTTGAGTTCGGGCGCAATATCATCAGTATCGATGAATATATAGACGCTTCTGACGTGTTTACGACCATCGTTCCCTTTGGCAAGGAAGACGACAAGGGCAATCGCCTCACCATATCCTCAGTGAACAATGGAAACGACTGGCTGAAATCAGATACCGGAACCGATCTCTTCGGACACATCACCAAGGCAGCTTCTTGGGATGATGTCGAGGATGCCAATACCTTGAAGACACTCGCCCAGAACTACCTCAATGAAGGAATTGAAATGGCCACCGAGATCACCATCGGGGCCATCGATCTTCATCTTCTCGACGTCGATACAGACCGCATCGATCTTGGCGATTTCGTCAGGGTGGTGTCGCCGCAACACGGAATCGATACCGACTTTCTTTGCTCGAAAGTCGTGATCAATCTTCAGTCCCCGGATCAATCGCAGTATACGTTCGGTCTGGTCTTTGATGCCATGACCGATCAGCAGGCTTCGGTCAAAAAGAAAAGCGATTTATCGTACGAGATGGCTAAGGACGCCGAGAACTCAGTGAATTCGTTCAAGAACGAGGTGTACGAGAACTACGTGTCCAAAGCCCGGTTCGAGAATGAGATCGATCAACTTAAGAGCCAAATCGGAGCCAACGGAAATGTTCTGTATGGCAAGAAGTACGTGATCTGTGGCGAGAGCTTCTCGTCGGTATATGCCAATAGTGGAATGCCGTATGGCGAGATAATCGCGAATCGAAACGGCATGACCGCGGTCAATCTCGCCATTCCCGGGGCTACCATGTCGACGCTCAGGGCTTCAGATTGCTTCTCTGATGTCATATACAAGAACGTCCCGACCGACGCCGACTATATCACCCTGTGTTATTCGATCAACGATGATCCATTGTTCGATCGTGGAAAAGTTGGAGACAAGAACTCGACGGACAAATCGACAATCTGGGGCGCTTGGAACTTCTCCATGGAATACCTCATCGAGCATATCCCGCATGCGAAGATTGGGATCATCATCTGTGACGGATGGACCAGTCAACGAATGCACGATCTTATTGAGCAGATCGCCACATGGTGGGGTATTCCGTGGCTTGATCTTGTAAACGACCCTCAGGTCCCGCTTGGCATTGGAGGGCGTTACATGGACATTTCCCCAAGGGCCGAGCAGTTACGAACCGAGGCGTTCCAGCAAGGCCCTACTGAACAGCATCCGAACCGATGGGCGCATAAGTACAGAAGCACCATCATAGAGAACTTTATGAGGTCTCTGTAATCAATAGAAAGGAAACAATCATGGCGACGGTACCTGAGAATTTGAATAAGATCCTTCAAGCGAGGTATGGAGAAGAGGTGAGAGGCGCCATTTATGATAGCATCGCGCAGTGCTATAAAGATTCCACAGGAGAATCTCTCGATAGTCTTGAACAAAGAGCAGTAGCCAATCCAGTCGTAAACGGAGGATATATAGAATACAACGCCGACTTGGAACCTCCGTATGACGATCTTAATACTTTTGAAGCAAACACCATTATATTTAATGACAATAAGAATCTAAAAAATCTTCCGAAGAATGACACTTGCTATATTTTGACCTACGGAAATATCCATAGCAATAATGCTATGAAACTTCAAATCGTCATTTATTACGACGATACAATTTATACAAGACACATTCATGGAGGTTCCTACGCCCAATGGACGGAATGGAAAAATATCACCAGTATTGCTTCCACAGCATTATCTAGAGTATCCAGTCTTGAACAAAGAGCAGTAGCCAATCCAGTCGTAAACGGAGGATATATAGAATACAACGCCGACTTGGAACCTCCGTATGACGATCTTAATACTTTTGAAGCAAACACCATTATATTTAATGACAATAAGAATCTAAAAAATCTTCCGAAGAATGACACTTGCTATATTTTGACCTACGGAAATATCCATAGCAATAATGCTATGAAACTTCAAATCGTCATTTATTACGACGATACAATTTATACAAGACACATTCATGGAGGTTCCTACGCCCAATGGACGGAATGGAAAAATATCACCAGTGTCTCTTCGAATTCATATGTAAATTTCGGAATATTCAGTTCAATGGCATGCATGGGGGATAGCTTTACGCAAGGCGGAATGGCTTCGTCCGATGGGCATTGGATTTCGGATGAAGAAAGTAGAAGAAACAGTTGGCCTTCTATTATAGCGAAAAGAGATTTTATTACAGTAAAGAATTTCGCTAAAGGTGGGCATATGGTTAAAGATGCTTATGAATCCGTATTATCAAGTGTTCTGGGTGATGAGACGTACGATGCATATACTTATTGCTGGGGTATTAACGACTCCGGCGATACCCCGGCCTTGAATGGTCGTTGGGATGGATTAAATCCGGAGCAACGATTGGGATCATCGGAAGATATCGTTTCTGGTCTTGAAGAACCGAATCACACTTTCTATGGATATTATTCGTCAATCATCAGAAAGATTCAAAACCATGCTCCAAAAGCTCGCCATTTGATAATCGTCTCTCCTCCTGAATCTGAACAAAAGTATCGTCAAATGTATAAAGATGCAACCATTGACATTGCCAAGAAAATGGGGATACCATATATAAATCCGATTGACGATCCTTTCTTCAAATCCAACACGTATAAAGCCATGAATCTCGGTCACCCGACTCGACAAGGATACCTTGGCATGGCCATAGCGTACGAGAGATTATTCAGCGTATGTGTCGAGAATAACAGCCAATATTTTAAGAAGACGGTTATAGGTTAATTACCGTAGGAACGAGAGGAGAGACCTACGGTTCGACGGTCCGGCACTGAGCCGACTCTCCAGCCCAACCGGCCGTCATATTTACCATTTGTGCGATGAGGACCAATGCTCGACGGAAGGTGTTGGTCATTGTTCTTTTGAGAAGAAGGTATATTCCAATGATTGTTTTGTCGAATTCAATCGTACAGGTTGTTCCGGTTGGTGAGACTCTTGCCTTTGACCTTACGCTTCTGCACACCGGATGCCGTCATGACGGATACGGAGGTGCGGAATATTATGATGAGAAGAGTTCCGATGTCAAGCTGAGAAAGCCCGGCATCTACGAGATCTCATTCGGAGCGAATGTCACTGGCACAAAAGCCGGAGACGAGATCCGGTTCTCGATTTATATTAATGGTTCTCCGATCGAGGCCAGCACCATGGTCCAAACGGTCTCAAAGGAAAATTCCTTAGAGAACGTAGCTAAGACCATACCGGTCCGTATTGGCCGTGAAGATGATGTTACAGTCACTGTGGTGAACACGAGTGCGATGGCGACCGCCGTTGTCGATGCGAACCCCTCACTGTATATTCGTAGGATCGCATGATGAGGTGGTATTGATATGAGCCATTTTGCCGATACAATTGTTACAGTCATATGCTCTGTATTCGCATCGTCCGGACTCTGGACTTTTGTAACTGCGGCAATCAACAGTCGCAGGAACAAGAACAATTCCGAAAACAAGCGGATCGAACTCATTGAAAAGATGACGCGTGGATTAGCTCACGCCAAGATCGTTGATGTTGGCGAGCAATATCTTGAAGATAAACATATCAGTCTCGATGACCTCGATGACTTTAATCATTACCTCTACGCTCCATACAGCGCCATGGGTGGAAACGGCTATGCCAAGAAAATAGCGGAAGAGGTAAATAAATTGCCGATTGATATTGTCAAGCAAGGAAAGAGAACAAATGTCTAGTAATATGAATCCTCCGGAAACCACAGATCCGAATATTCAGGATGACACTTTCGATCCGAATTTTGTTCAGAAAGAAATCATCCCGCTGCTCATGTCGGACAGCACCTATAAAATTGTAAAGTGGGTTGTGCAGTATATTCTTCCGGGTCTCGCGTTCTTGTATGCGCTGATTGCATTTCCTCTGAATATTCCGTATACCGACGTAGTCGTTTCTGTACTGATGGCCGTGGATTGGTTCCTTGGAATCGTTCTTGGCATTTCGACCAAACAGTACTACAAGTACGTCGCTCCGAAACAGTGATATTTCCTTTCTATAGAATTAAGAGGTCGTGACCATATCATGGCCTCTTAATTTTTGCCTTCGCGTCCAAATCATGCACTATAATGAAGTAATAATTCATTATAGAAAGGAGTTATCATGAACGACAACGAACCCAAGAAGGGAGCTGTCAAGAAGTTCATCATCAAGCATCAAACCGGTTTGACTATCGGAGCTTGTGCATTCACCTCGGCGTTGCTGTGTGGTGGCGTATTCTACTGTATTGGTAGGATCGACCAATACAATGACGACACGAGGAGTTTCGGCAAGCAATTGGTTAGAGCCGTGGACATTCTTGATGATGACGCAAAGGCCGCTTTCATCGAAACGTTCGATGGAGCCTGACAAACTTCAATCGAGTAATGTAAATTACATAAACCATATAGCCTCATGGAAACATGGGGCTATATTTTTCTCTCGCGCCTAAATCATGCCTTATAGTGAAGACCGAACAAAAGGAGAACACAATGAAGTTCGAATCACAACATCGGAACATCAACAAGGCGTTCGACGACAATATCGACGCGGCGTTGGCCAATATTTACGGAGCAGTCGATGACAATCACGCCCGAATGGCCGTCGATGACCTGAAGACTTTGGTGGAAGCGAAGAAAATGTATAATGAAGATCGCACCGCCATGGCCGCAAAGGTCGTCGGGGTCGGAGGGACGTTGCTTTGTCTCGGACTGATGTTCGCATTTGAGACCGACCACGTCATTACGACGAAGGCGCTGAGTTTCGTTCCGAAGCCAAAGATCTGACGACAGACGTTCATATTTGAACGGTTGGTCAACATAAGAGCTCATGGAAACATGGGCTCTTATTTTCTCGCGATTGAATCATTCACTATAGTGAAGGTTCAACATATTTGTTTAAGGAGGAACCATAATGAAAAACGACAAGACTGAGTCAGAGAAGAAACCGAATTGCGTTCGTCAATTCTATTCCGATCATCCTCGTATTGTCATTGGAGGAATGATGGCACTTGGTGTCATTTCTACGGTCATTGCTGTACAAATCGCAAAACCGGATTCGATCCAAAAGGAGCATATTCGGGTTGGCGAGATTGTTGACTGTGACCTTAAGAAAGACGGCATTTCCGTATTTCTTAATGATAAGATAAAGGATACGATTGATGAAATAAAGACGAAAGGAATCACGTTTGATTCTGACAGTTTATTCTTGGAATACGTGAAGGCTGTAACCGAACACGCAAAGATCGTTGAACCAGAATGATATTAACATAAGAGCTCATGGAAACATGGGCTCTTATTTTCTCGAAAGGAATTGCCATGAAAAAGAAATACGGATTTCTCAATTTCCTAATTGACCTCGCCCTCACTGTGATCACCGGAGGATTATGGTTCGTCTGGATTGTCTTCCGCTTTCTAAGAAGAAATTCATGACGCCATGTACGTACCGAATCGATCATATCTTTGAACAATATTTTCCACAATACTGGAAAGAACGGCTCTGCCATCGGATCGAGCGATATAATTCGATACTGGTCGGAACCAAATCCGGTCTGCTATGCCATCTACGAATCAATAATTATTCATCGGAAGATGGCGTGCGATATTCTTTCCGAGTATGTTCTGGAATGAATGAGAAAGGAAGGCCACCAATGAGCGATTGTGTCCATATTTTTCTCATTGGTCCTCAGGGGTCTGGCAAAACCACGCTTGCCAAGGAATTGGAGCGTCGTGGTTACGAGCAGGTCATCGCCTACACGACCAGACCGCCCAGAGACAACGAGATCGATGGTGTCGATTATCGTTTTATCACCGATGAAGAATTCAACTCTGCATTTCTCGACAATGAACTGACGTGCGTTCGGACATATTCTACAGTCCATGGCGTATGGAGTTATGCTTTCGCATGGGAAGACCTCTATAGAGGTGTGGACAGTGTGGCGGTCATCGATCCGGAATCATATTTACAGATCTATGACCAGATCGAGAACGTCTTCGGTATCTATCTCGATATTCCGGATGATATCCGAAAAGCACGACTGCTCATGCGCGGTGACGATCCAAATGAGATAGAACGACGGATGCGAACCGACACCATGGATTTCGCTACGATTGACATGTGTTTTACTGAGGTATGCAAAATGCGGATCGGAATGGTAAGACGACCGGATATCGATGCCGATCGAATCGAAGGCCATATTCGAGATTTCCGCAGTCAGATATTTCGCGGCAAAAACATGGCACATAATGAAGAGTCAAACCTCTAGGAAAGGATATTACCATGAAAGAACAGTTCAAGAAGGCTAAGAAGTTCGTAGCCGATCACAAGTATGAGTTCACTGTTGGCGCGATCGTCGTCGGAGCCGTAACAGCTCTGGCGATCGTAAAGTGCACCAGTGAATCCGATACTCCGATCGATGTTACCGAACCCAAAGCCATCGAGGACTCTTCCGGCGATGCGGATTCCACATCTGTCGAGGAGTGATATTTTCAATGCTGTAAAGGCGCTGCGGAAACGTGGCGCCTTTATTTTTCTGAAAGGAGCAACCAATGAACATGGAACCCGTTAAGGATTTCATCAAACATAATGCGGGAACAATCCTCACTGTTATATCCTGCGCCGGTGTGGTCGGCACGGCTGTCTGCGCCGCCCATGATGCAGTCAAGGCTCGCGATGTCATGATGGAGATCGAAACAAAGCACGAGGACACTCCAAAGGCAGAAGTCGTCAAGCAGGTTGTGCCATGTTATGTTTCCACGGTCCTCATGGCTTCGGCGACCATCGCTTGCGTTATTGGGCATCACCAGATCTCAGCTGGCAAGATCGCCGCTTACGCTTCAGCGTACACCATGGCCACACAGGCCGCTAGCGAATATCGGAACAAGATTGTTGAGAATCTTGGCAAGGAGAAGGCTCAGGAAATCGACGATCAGATCGCGGACGAGCGTATCCGCAAGAATCCGCCGTCTGATCAAGTTCTCATTCAAGGCGTAGGCGATATTCTATGCTATGATTCCCTCCTTGACCGATATTTCCACTCTGATCCGGAATCAATCCGCAGGGCTGTGAATGATCTCAACTATGAGCTCATCAACGGTCCGGGTCTTTGGGTCAGCCTCAACGAGTTCTACGATAAGCTCGGTCTTGGTCCGGCTCCGATCGGCGAGGAGCTTGGCTGGACAGTGGATAACCGCATCGAGGTATCGTTCTCATCCAGACTTACCGATAATAACCTTCCGTGTTTGGTAATGCGGTTCGTCACGAGCCCCGTGGCAGATACGACTCGTCGATACTGATTCGTGATGAAAACATGCTCTATAATGAAGAGATATTTTCATCAACGAAAGGAATTACGATGAAGGAATCATTCGGAGAAGCTCTTGGCAACACCATTGTTAAGAACCTTGCGAAAAACGCTGATGTCGATCCAAAGAAGATCGCCGTCGGTTTGGTGGTAACGGCAGCCGGAACGGCACTTGCCGAAGTCACCAAATCCGTCACGAAGAAAATGGTCGGCAACGCGCTTCGCAATCGTTCGAAAAGCAAAGAGGTGGTGCTGATAGAACCGTCCAAAGATATTCCCGAATCTGACGATGACAAATCGTCTGATGAGGATTAACCAAAATTTATAGGCTCATGGAAACATGGGCCTATATTTTCAAACAAAAATCAACCATATTCCAGAAAGGAATGAATCATGATCAAGAAGACCATCACGTATAAGGACATCGACGGCGTCGAGCATAGCGAAGATTTGCTGTTCCATCTCGACAGTAACGAAGTTGTTGAGATGCTGAAGAACGACGAATTCCAGAAGCTGTCTGATGAGTTGTCTTCGGATGATATTAAGGTGAAGACCGCTGCGCTTGAGCGTTTTGTCGACATGACGTACGGTTTCCGCTATACCGAGGACAAGATCGATCCGAAGACCGGACAAAAGCGTACGGTTGCTCGATTCCGCCATGCAACGCCTCAGGAAATTAATGAGTTCCATCAGAGCGAAGCGCATGGCGAACTCATGCTCTCACTGTACACGAAGCCGGGAGAAGCAGACGGGCTCGTGACCGCTCTGTTGCCGAAGGTCGGTGCGTGACGTCATATTGATGACGTGCTATAATGAGGAGCAGGTCCGCAACTGGGTCTGCTCCTCATATTTTTTTTCTGAAAGGAGTTCCACATGGCCGAGGTCGATAAAGAAACCTTCGACGTGTCAAGGAAAGCGCTTGGGATCGAACCAGATCATCAGCAAGGCACTGACAAACCAGAGATGGACAAAGTCGTGCAGGGCGAAGTCGTCCAGAAGAAGAAAGCCAAGGTCCAAAAGGTTGCCGAGACATTTTTCGGTGGAGATCTTCGTGATGTGGCATCATATGTCGTCAATGACGTTATGATTCCGGCAGCGAAGGACATGCTCTATGACACCATATCTCAGGGATTCAGCCGTCTGCTGTTTGGCGAGGTTCGTTCAAAATCTACGTCGACACGTGGATATACGAGTTATTCGTCAATGAATAGGACGCAATCGTTTAGAGGGCGAGGGCAGGTTCATGAGCGAGTTGAAGTCCAAAATAGTTACGACTTTGATGATATTACGTTCCGCGACCGTAGGGACGCCGAGGTAGTCATGGACACGCTGAGAGACGCTATCGATCATTACGGCCAATGCAGCGTGGCTGACCTACTCAAGGCAGCCGGGATATCTCCGCGTTACACCGATTATGATATCGGATGGACCGATCTGTCCCGAGCATCCATTGCACGATATCGTGACGGATATATGCTCAATATGCCGAGAACCGAGAGCCTGCGATGAGTGATTCCGACGATCGACATATTCTAGAGACATGGTACTCCAATCCATTATGGAAGATGAAGGTGGACAAGATGTCCGACGAACAGGTACATGTCAAACTTCGTCTTCTTCGCGCCGCTCGTGAATGGAGGAAGGAACACCATGGCTGAATTCAGTCCACTTGACCTTGGATTCGAATATCGTTACACCCCCGATGTCCATGAGGAAGCAGAACGTCTGCTCTTGTTATGGAAATTGCGGGTAAAATCATATTTCCCAGATCTCTACAAGAAAGCGCTAAAGTATCATCTCAACGATGATGAAAATGGCGTCGAGGTCTTCGAGAATGATGGCACGATATTTGAGGTCACCATTAACACAGGAAACAGCGTCGCCACTGCCCGTCTCTGCTCTCAGGACGAGAACTGACGATCTAACAATTATATTTTCTAACAAAAGGAATAAAGATGAGCGTAAAGGAAACCATCGTACGTTTCGGGCATAAAGCCTTGATGCAGATTGACAAGCATTCTCCGCAAATCCTCGTTGGTGTCGGAGTTGCAGCCGGAGTTGCGGCAACTGGAATGGCTGTGTATTCTACTCTCAAGGTCGACAAGGTTATGGAGCACCATCAGGACAAGATGGTCGATATTTCCAAGAAGGCTGAACAGGCTAATAACGATGATGAGATCGTTTATGACGAGAAGGCCCAAAAGCATGACAAGACCATGGTCTATGTCGAGACCGGAGCTGAACTGACTCGTCTATATTTGCCGACGATCGCACTGACCGGCGTGAGCATTGCTTGTGTGCTGTCCGCACATCATATTCTTGACGGACGATACATGGCGGCCGCATCGGCGTTCACTGCCGTATCCAAGGAATTCTCTGATTATCGTGGCCGTGTCCGTAAGCAATTCGGTGAGGACAAGGAACGCGATATTTATCAAGGTGTCGTCGATGAAGAGGTCACCGATGAGAAGACCGGTGAAACCACAACTGTCCGTAAATATGACAAGGACGTGGTGGATCGGTCCGGTTTGTCTCGATATTTCGACGAGTTTTCAATCTACTGGGACAAGTACAATCCTGACCAGAACATCGCGCATATTCGTTCCGTGCTGCATCAGGCCAACGATCAGTTGTACGCCAATGGCCATCTGTTCCTCAATGATGTCTACCAGATGCTCGGCATCCCCGACACCAAGGAGGGTGCAATCCTCGGATGGATCGTCGACGAAGATCATCAGAACCCTTATGTCGACTTCGGCGTTTATGGAGTGAACAGCGACGATCCGTGGGACTTCAGTAATGAAGAGCCATGGGACGGCAAGATGGGAATCCTGCTCACGTTCAATGTAGATGGCATCATCTACGACAAGATCTGAATTAACAACTATATTACGGGACGGCTGTCGCATTGATGGCCGTCCCGTTCATATTTGGAGCATACCATGAATTTCAGAACCATAGGGCTTGCGGCTGGTGCATTCGTCGCGGGAGCCGCTACTGCTACTGCCATATTCTACTTCGGCGTGTACAAGCAGTATATTCCGTTAAAAGATCTCGAACGCGAGATCGGTGATCTTGAGCGGAAGAAGCACGAACTCAATCAGCAGTTCAAGGACAATCACGAAAAGTATGTTGCGACCAAACGATCGCACGACGACGCTGTCGAGCGTATGGAGGAGGAACTCGATTTCTACGATAACCAAATCTATGTTGCGAAACGTGAATTTGAAGCAGTCAAAGCTGCTGGTGATTACGGTGATGTTCATGCCACAGAGCAACAGGATTGGATCGACGATAGACCGGACGAGATCGACGACAATCCGGTTGACATCGACTCCGACGAACCCGATCGTGATAATTATGTCATCGATGATGGCAATCCTCGATGGGATGGTGTGCTCACCGATCAGGAACAACGCGAATACGACGAAGCCGATGGTAACGAACGTCTCCAGCAATCGATTATCATGACGATCAAGGAACGCCGGTGGAAGGAGTCCATCAGCACTGACGAACCAATGTATCATATTTCCGAAGACGATCATGAGGAAGCCCCATGGTTCTTCGATACAGAAAGCCTCGAATACTGGGAAGACGATGATGTGCTCGCTCGCGGCATGGAAATCGTTCAGGACCCCGATAGCATCATCAACACCATTGTGCTTAATCGGTTCGGAAAGCTCTCGAAGAGCGGCGATCCAAATGTAGTATGGTGCAGGAATGATATTCTGGAGACCGATTACGAGATCACTCGTCATGAAGGTTCATACCAGCATGAAGTACTCGGTATCCCGGAAGAAGAAAGCTACCGTCCTAAGAAGCGTTTCAATTCCGATGTAATGGCTGAAATGGAGGAGGTCAATGACCGGTAATTCGTCACCGTTTTTCAATCCGTCGTATATTTACTGGCTTCGCAAGCGTGCTGGGATCGATGAATATGTTGATCTCAGCATGTCGATTGCGGCCATACCGTTCCGCTCCGGTATTATGATGGATCGTAATCGCATCATGGACGGCGAACAGCTAAGAACCATATATTCTGACTTTACTGGACGCCGTCTCAACAGCGATATTCGTGGGTGCTCGGTTCTGGAGTTCCTTGTTGCGCTCGCGGACCGAGTCAATGATGTGCTTGCCACCATTCCCGTGAATGAGGCATTCCGTATGTTCATGGACAACATGGATATTTCGCGCTGTACGGATGATTGGTTCCTTCGTCAGCGCGATCCCGAATGCTATATTCAGGATCGATGCGATGTCATGATGGACCGCATATACGAACCAGATGGTTCGAACGGCGGGCTGTTCATTGTTCACGGTCCAAAGGATATTCGTCCATCGGAATGGTGGTGGCAGATGCAATATTGGCTCAATGAACAACATATTCCAGACATGTAAGGGAGGCGAATGATGGATCAGGTAGAGGTCCGTATTAAAGAGACCACTAAAGGCAATAAGTCCGTATTCGCTGATCCTAAGATGCGAGGATATCATGATCTGCTCGTCAAGGGTGGATCGTTCTACGCCGTGTTCGACCCGGACACAAATCTCTGGTCGCAGGACCTTCAACGCCTTGGCGAACTCATCGATCGAGACATCATCAACTTCGAGAACCAGTACGAGGAATCCACTGGTGAGAAGGCTACGATGATGCTCATGCAGAACACGTCCAATGGATGCTGGAACCGTTATATTTCCGGTCTGAGGAATCTCGCGGACAGTGATGCAGTCCTTAACCAACGGATCATATTCGCCAACGATGAACCGAAGCGCGAGGACTACGCCACTGTCAAGTTGGAATACGCCGTAGCCAAAGGCGATATTTCTTCCTATGACCGTCTTATGAACACACTGTATGCCCCAGCAGAGCGTGAAAAGCTTGAATGGGGCATCGGTGCGCTCGTTGATGGTAAAGATGTCGAGCGTATCCAGAAGATGTTTGTCATCTATGGCGATCCCGGAACCGGAAAGTCAACGATCCTCAACATCATTGAAATGCTGTTTCCGGGATACATCGCATATTTCAATGCGGAGGAGCTCGGAAAGGGTTATCAGTTCAGTACAGCCGCTTTCAAGAACTCGCCACTTATCGGAATACAGCCGGACGGCGATCTGAGTCATATGTGGGACAACACCCTACTTAATCAGATTGCAGCCCATGAGAAGATCGTCATCAATGAGAAAGGTGTCAAGCAGTACACCGTTCCATTGAAGACGATATTATTCATGGCAACGAACAAGCCGGTTAGGATCACTGACGCAAAGTCGGGTATCACGAGGAGACTCATTGATATTTATCCGACCGGCAACACCCTCAATCCAGATGACTATTTCGATTGCATGAAGCAGATCGGGTTCGAGCTTGGAGCTATCGCGTATCATTGTCGCGAGGTCTACCGAAAACTCGGGGTGAACCGATATTCTCAGTACCGTCCAACTGAAATGATTGCCAAAACGAATGATATTTATACGTTCGTTCAAGACAACATTGATCTTATGGACAATGAGGAACCGGTGCGCCTCACCGATCTATGGCGTGCATACAAGGAATGGTGCGAAGAGGCGCACATAACCGACGTCATGAAACGTTCGGAGTTCATGTTCGAACTCGCTTCATATTTCGAGAGCATGGAACGCGGAGCGAGCAAGGCGGTGACCTATCATGGATTTAAACGGGATAAATTCGCATCGCGGCTTATCGATTCTTCTGATAGACACGCTGAGACGTCTGCGAATGATACCGATGAAGTTCCATCGTGGCTAAATCTTGCTAATCAGAAGTCTCGTTTCGACGAACTCTGTGCCGATTGCCCGGCGCAATATGCCCGCGACGATGAGTCCGGTGCGCCAACGACCAAATGGGCTCAAGTCAGTACCACGCTCAAAGACATCGACACCTCACATCTTCATTGGGTCAAGGTTCCAGAGCATCATATTGTTCTCGACTTCGATCTTCGAGGAGAAGATGGTGAAAAGTCGCTTCAGACTAATCTTGAGGCGGCTCGCAAGTTTCCCCCGACATATGCTGAAGTATCAAAAAGTGGCAATGGATTACATCTCCATTATATTTACGATGGAGACGTATCCAAACTCAAGAACATCTATGATATTCACATCGAAATCAAGGTGTTCAAAGGCAATTCATCACTCCGGCGTATGCTTACACGGTGCAATGATCTTGAAATAGCCCATATTTCAAGTGGATTGCCACTGAAAGGAGAAAAGTCCATGATCAATCAAAAGGAACTCAAAGACGAACGGCATCTGCGAAATATTATCAAGAAGGCTCTTCGAAAGGAATGTGGTCCGGGAACCAAGCCGAGCATCGATTTCATCAAGAAGCTTACTGATGAGATGTACGAGTCAGGAAAGCCTTATGACATCGAGGATCTTAGGGAACCTATATTTGACTTCGCACTTCGATCAACGCATTGGTCCAACTACTGCATTGCGGTTGTAAGCGAAATGAAGTTCAAGTCTGAGGACAAACCGAAAGGCGTCGATCCGATGAACGCTGATATTCTCACGTTCTTCGATGTCGAAGTCTTCCCGAACCTGTTCATGATCTGTTTCATGAAAAGCGATTCCGATATTGTCAAGACATGGATCAATCCTCCGAGGCAGAATGTCTTGACTTTGCTCGACGAGAATCTTGTTGGGTTCAACAACCGCAAGTATGACAATCATATTCTCTGGGGATGGGGTGTGATGGGCTATAACAATGAACAACTCTATGACTTGTCGATGAGGATCATTGAAAACAAGCCCGGAGCCACATTCGGTCAGGCCTACAATGCATCTTACACTGATATTTACGATTTCTCCGCTAAGAAGCAGTCGTTGAAGAAGTGGGAGATCGAACTAGGCATTGACCATCACGAGCTCGGTATGCCATGGGACCAGCCTGTTCCAGAGGACAAATGGGCATTGGTACAGTCATATTGTGAGGACGACGTCAGGGCCACAAGGGCAGTGTTCGAGCATCTAAAGGAAGATTTCACAGCCAGACAGATGCTGGCAATGCTCAGTGGCCTGACAGTCAACGACACGACCAACACCCACACCGCCAAGATCATATTCGGGAACAACCGTCATCCTCAATCAGCGTTCAACTTCCCAGACCTTTCAAAGATGTTCCCGGGATATACGTTCGACAGATACGCACCCAAAGACAAGAAGTCTCAATACATGGGTGAGTATCCGGGAGAAGGTGGGTATGTATTCGTCTACGGCATGGACAACGGCAATGGCGATTACAGCTATATGGATATTAAGCATCCGTGGGAGGTGAATAATGGCCAAGAGTTCGAACATTGAAACTCCAGTGAAATTTGTTGAGGGACAGCGAAGGCACTATCCCCCGCATATTTATGGAAGATACCAATCGAGACTGTTCCTTCAAGGATATCTTCTTGGGCTCGGGATCCACAGCAAAATGCTCGGACCTCGCGGTTCACGGCTCATCGTCGATGATATTTCGGATGATAATGATCTCAGACGTCTCGTCGATGCATATAATCTTCACCTAAAGGGAGATAACACATTATTGGAACGTTTCGCAATGGAACATGCACTTAGGAGGATTAATGACCAATAAAGAAGAGCATCGTCTTGGCGGCATGTTCGGAAATGTAGGTCTGCTCGATGTCGCATCGATGCATCCTAGCTCGATCGTAGCAATGAATCTCTTCGGACCATATACCAAGCGATTCGACGCCATTCGACAGGCCCGTATTGCCATCAAGCACAAGGATTATGACCGCTGCATTGATATTTTCAAGGAATTCGTTCCTGAGGATCGACTTAAGGATCTTGAGCCGGTTCTCAAAGGCGAGGATTCCAAGGCACTTGCCCAAGCACTGAAGATCGCAATCAATGCTGTCTACGGCCTGACAAGCGCCTCATTTCCTACGAGATTCAATGATGCGGATAATCCGAATAATAGGAATCTCGACAATAAGGTTGCCAAACGAGGCGCATTATTCATGATCACGCTCAAGCACAAAGTGCAAGAGATGGGATACACTGTTGTCCATATTAAGACCGATTCGATCAAGATTGCTGATGTAGACCGGCATATTATTGACTTCGTCACTGACATGGGCAAGCAGTACGGCTACAACTTTGAGCTGGAGTCGATCTATGACAAAATGTGCATCGTCAACAAGTCCACCTATATTGCCCATTCTGCATACGGTGATCACTGTGGCGAATGGACCGCAACCGGATTGCAGTTTCAGGTTCCATACGTCTTCAAGACGCTATTTTCTGGAGAACCAGTCCTTCTGGAAGATCTAAAGGAGACCAAATCTGCACAGAACAATATTTTCCTTGACTTCAACGAAGGACTCGATCCGGACGAGCATCGCTATAACTTCGTCGGAAAGGTTTCTGCATTTTCACCAGTAAAGCCGGGATGCGGAGGAGGCCTGCTTGTTCGTGAGAACAATCGTGGCGGGTATGATGCTGTGTCTGGAAGCAAGGGATATCGATGGAAGGAATATTCCGTCATCCGCGATAGTGGACTCGATTCAGAGATAGACCGTTCATATTACCAACGGCTTGCCGATGAGGCCGTTGAGACGATTGAGCAATACGGATCGTATGAATGGCTTGTTGACGAATCAAGTCCATATCGTTCTCCGAATCCAGCTTCGAACGAACTTATGAAGGAACTCACTTCATGAGTTGGTCCGACGTATTAATCGTCGTGGTGTTCGTCGCGCTTATGCTGATTATCAGCTGGTTCGTCGAACACCATCCGTTCTGAACCATATTAAAACGTTCGCGATAAAAACACTTCATATAATGAAGAGTAATGCGTTAGTCAGACATAATAACACAAAGGTAATTGTAGTCAAGACCCAGCCAGTATGGGCCGTCTGATTCGGGTTCGAATCCCAGCGCATTCATTTTTATCAACAACATAAGTGTCATGGAAACATGGCACTTATGTTTTAATCCATTGATATTTAGAAAGGAATATCCGTAATGAAGAGCATCCTAAAAGTAGTCAAAGTAGTTCTTCTCCGCATCGTAGCGTTGATATCTGGTTGCATAGGTACACTCACTATGGTGCTCGGCGCATACCATGTCCAAAGAACTCCGATGGGGTTCTTGGAACTACTTGGTGTAATAACAGCCATGGTAATCTTCCTTTTGTTCGCCATTTATTGCGGATCGAAAGCGGATTGCATTAATGATGAATCACATTATGATGCAAAAGATGAACAAGATCTCCCGCGACAAAATCATTTTCTATAATGAAGAGTTATATTAAATGAAAGGAGTCCATCATGGATAACGTTGATAAGATCGATTCTGCGAGGAAGGTCATTGCTACCGGTTGCTTCATCTGCTCCTTGGCGCTAGCCGCTAAGACTTATATTACTTATAAGCGTATTAAGGACAACGAACGGATGTATGATGAGCAAAGAAAGTACATCTTCGAGCGGATCGGACGATACGCGAAGATCCAGAAGGAATCCGATCAGACCAATAACTGATCGATAACATAAGTGTCATGGAAACATGGCACTTATGTTTTAGACCATTTATATTTCATAAAGGAGTATCCATGACCATTAATTTTATGGCTGGCATCATGCTGGCCTTCTTCATCGGATCAGCAATAGAATACCTCATCGTCGAAGGCGCTAGCCTGCTATTCAATTATATTCGACGAAGGATGGGGAAGGGAACATGTTTCTATGATGTCGATCACATTCCAGTATCCTCCGACCTAAATGACAAGGCGATTGTCAATGATGCAGTGGACTGGTGCTGTGCAGATAGACGTATTGTCATGGTCCTAGTCAAGACGGACGACAAGGCCGTATTGGCTACCAAGGCTGGAACCATGGACGTCAGTGACATGTATAATAAATACCATAAGGAGGAAACTGATGAACGGAAAGTTCAAGATGACGATCATGCCACTGCTGGCGATTCTGACACTCGTGACACTGAAGATCGTTAATATTCTCAACTGGATCAGAGACCATATTCTGGAGATACAAGACGACCTCAAGGAACTCAACGACATCAACAATGATATTTATACGCAAGGCTTGATCGTTACTTCGTCGTTGCCAAAATGGGGAACCATACAGACAGAAACGACCAGCACGATAAGCAACTCGCGTCAAAAACATAGTGTATAATGAAGAGTCATAGTGCATGAAAGGAGTTATCATGAAATTTAGCACGTTCTTCGGAAAGTACACTATCTGCACCCTAATCTTTAGCGGCCTTACGATACTGGTCGGAATTACCGGTTTCGGAATTCTTTACCACATCGCAAAGAAAGCTCAAGAAAAGGATGACGAGTCAAATCCGATTACTGCTTCTGATTTGAACTTGACTAGTGACAATTGACTCTAGTCGACATAAGCGTCATGGAAACATGGCGCTTATGTTTTTATGAAAGGAGTTATCATGAAACAACGAACCATTGATTCTGCTCGCGAAGCGAGGCTCTGGCTTAGGGATATTATCATTCCGGCAGCCGGCGTCATCGCGTTCGTGGCGATAAATAAGAATTCTTACCAGAATGTCCGTGACACCATCGAACATGTTCTCAACAGAAAGCCGGGTCAGCCGTGAAAGATGATGAAACTAAAGAGGTCAATGAAATCATGGGATGTGACTGCGACTATGATGTCCGTCCCTATACAACATATCTGAAGAATCACAGGATCATTACGGTTCTGATCTGTTCCGGGTGCGGAAAGCAAGTTATGCTCGAAGGACCCATCGAGGATATTTACGACCTCACCCTTACTCGTCACAAACGCAAGGACTGACTATGGATTTCAACATTCATATTTCACCAAAATTCCGCAAATCAAAGAAGGAGACAACCATGGAAGACAAGACCATTAACGTCAACGATGAGATCAACAAGGCAACTGGTAATGTTTTCGGCTTCATCGAGAAGCATCCGGAAACATTGCTCGTAGCCGGAGGTGCCATTTTCTACATCGGTTACAACTATGGCCGTAACAAATCGATGATGGACGTCATGCGCATTGCGGCCATGTCCGACTGATATTTTAAACAAAACATAACGAAAGGAATAGAACAATGGCAGTCGAAAAGTATGTGGATTCCCGTGGTCGTGTCTCGTACCGCATCCGTGGAGCAAAGCTCATTTATCCGAACTTCGCAGGTGTCGGTGGCAAGTTCAATGATGAGGGCAACCGAAACTTCAACATCGAACTCACTCAGGACGAATTCGATTTCCTGACTGATGAAGGTTTCCGTCCCCGTATGCGTGAAAAGATTGACGCCGATCCGCAGCTTCTGCTCAAGATCAACGTCAAGTTCAAGGACGATCCTTCCGATACTAGGAATCCGAAGATCCTCTTCAAGACCCAGTACGGTAACAAGCGTCTGTGGGCCGAACACAAGAAGGCTGTGGTCAATGGCGATGAAATCGACTTCAGTCCGGTTGATATTCTGGACTGGGCCGATATCGAGAACGTCAATCTGTCGTTCTCCCCATTCAAAGCAACGATGTCTGATCACAAAACCGCATATTTGCAGATGCTCATTGCGACCAAGCGCGAGGATCCGTTCGAGGACGAGTTCTATGAGAACGACGAGCCCGATACGGCACTCAACACGATGACCTTCCAAAAGGTCGACGCCGATCTCAAGAGCATCGAGTAATCGATAATTTCTATAGAGGGCATGGATGGAGCAATCGCGCTCCGTTCATGCCCTCTTATTTTTAAGAAAGATTTTCATCATGAGCAACGAAAACGTGTTTGATCGTGCTCGACGATATTTGGGATGCCATCCAAACGCGTCGCTCACGATCAAGGATGCGTGGGAGATCGATCCCGACCATCATGAGTGTGCTGTCATCTGCTGCCGATGCGGCAGGATGGTACAATTCGATATTTCACGAAAAGAATACAAACACATGGATAATCGCAAACCTTGGACATTGCAACAGGAGGGACCATATGGAGAATAGAAGAATGGGCTTGTTTGCCGTGGCCATTATGAACAGTGCAGTTGGAGTTTTCGTTCTCGGTGTGTGCTGCTTGTTCTCAGACAATTGGGACCCGACAGTCCAGACCACCGTGCTTCTGATATTTGGAACGGCGATCGGTCTTGCTGTCTTTGAGTTCCTTTGCTGGCTATTCCATATTCCAGAATGGACCATACGAGGAATTCGATGGATTCATAAGAAGAGCGATCCGAAGAAACGATAAAGAATCGGAAAGGACATTACATGACCAGCAATCATATTTCAGCAGGACAAATGGTAGAGATCACCGATGTGGACTTCGAAGCGGTAAAGAAGGCCATCCACGATGAGCATCGTCTCCACTGTGAATCCGGACGCGATCCTTATATTTGGATCGACACCAGCAAGGCGTTCAGTGACGGACGAAACATCTATGTCAACGCCGAATGCCAGAACTGCATGAAAGGATCGGACCTGACCGCTGTGAGAGAAGATCCGAAACTGCATATTCGGGCTAAAATCACCAAAAGGAGGCACGCCAATGACGAAACTCATTAATGCCATAATGCCCGTTTCCCCTGCCGTTCTAGGTGTTAGCATATTTTTGTGCCTACTTATCGTGTTCGGCGTTCTATGGGCCCTTAAAACGGCTCACAGGGGCGATTCTCGGGGTCTTCGTGACATTCAAGGACAACATATTCAGAGGTGACCATGAATCCAGATAACAAACCGACGATCTGGCAGTACGCGCGACGCAAGTTTATGTATTGTCATTGTCTCTGTGTACTTATGACGAGTATGCCTATTGTAAGTAATGGATGGATCAGCTACATGGCTATCTGTCCAGAATGCGATGAGCGAAAGTATATTCGAACCAGAGTCGAAGACGTAAATCTAGACTTGCTTTATCTGAAAAGGGATGAATAATGAACTCGACAACGACGTTTTACGTATTAGTCATCGGTTATCACGAGAACTTCATCATCGACGAAGCCGTGAGCCATCGTATCAGTACCGGTGATGCGATGGTTGAACGATGTTTTACATACAAACCAATGCTTTCCGAAATCAAAGAGGCCATTCCGGACTTCAATGACTGCGAGATCGATTGGATCGCCCTTGAAAAACGCGAGGTCGAGATCAAAAGGACTACGCTGCTCCACCTCGCCGATCCGAAGAAGATCTGATATTTTACGAAAGGATGAATTATGCCGACTGTCGATCAATATAGAACCGCTCGTACACTACTCGGTCTGACACAAAGTCAGGTTGCAACGCGTATGGGCATCAGTGTCAGCGCTCTTCGCTCGTTGGAGACCGATAATGGCGTTGTCCCAGAACGCAAATACGCACAATACTATGATTGCTGGCTGCGTGAATATACTCGAACGGTCAAGGGAGATCTGCTCTCAACGGTGGATACGATATTGTCCAATGACTCATTTGCGCGGATGTTCCATATTGTGGAGCCGAACCACAAATCCGGAAAGCCGCATATCACTGTGATTAACGAGACCGGCAAAGCCTTTGACACCACGGCTGATGCGGCTCAGTGGCTCATTGACAACGGGTTTACCTCTGGGAACAAAACCAATGTGGCTCAGCGCATTCGCAACGCGGTCAACGGAACTGGTCCAACGGTATATTTGGGATTCACCTATCGGTATGAAGACGAGGTTGAGGAATCGACTGACATCGACACCGAAGGTCTGAATATTTCCGATCTGGAGCACGGTATTGAGATCGTTGAGAATGGAAAACGTTTTCCGACGATCAAAGCCTGCATCCGATGGGTTCGGAAGCAAAAGAACGTTGGATATTCAATCGCAACCGTGCAGGACCAGTTCAACGGAGTCGTCGACAATCCGGAAAAGGAGCTGTATGGCTATCACTACCAAAGTTTCTGACAGCAACGATATTTTTACATTCATTAATGATATTTTTACGTTCAAAGGGAGATCATGTTGAAATCATCTAAGAAAGAGAATATTGTCGGTATCGCTATTGATGCATCGCTCAACGTCCACGCATCGGTTGCCTTGGAAGGATGGATGACTGGATGGGTGAACGGATACCATTTTTCAGAACGCGCTGATCAGACTTCACTATGGCAAACTGCCATAAAAGGTCGGATTATATATTTTGATCCGGAACACGATTTCACTCAGAAGGATCTTGACGGACTGAACACATTTTTGGAAAAGTACGTTGACGACGATGATCCGAAACCATATCGGTGCGATCTGAAAAGATCTGATGAGTATCTATATGTCGGGATGCATATGGATTATGAGGAATAATGATGGCAGTACAACTTGAACCATTTCAGGAACGGGCGCTATCGCACCTTAAGTCCGGGAATATTCTGGTTGGCGAAGTTGGGTCCGGTAAGTCCATTGTAGCTATCATGTGGTGGCTACGTATGTGCTGCCGGACCCGTTCCGGAAAGTCCAAGAGCGGGACGACCCTCATGCCCCTCAAAGGCTCTCCGGACCTGCTCATCATCACCGAAGCAAAGAAGCGCGACAAAGCCGAATGGGGCGACGATCTCGTCAAATTCGGCCTCCATGTCGGTGTGAACAAACCATCTGGTGTGACGATCACTGTGGATAGCTGGCAGCGTATCAAACTCTACCACGACTTCCACGGTGTGATCATATTTGATGAGCAGCACGCGACAGGAACTGGGGTCTGGAGCAAGGAATTCATCCATATTGCCAAAGCCAAAGGCAATCGATGGATCCTGCTATCAGCCACTCCTGCGGATTCGTATGAGGATCTTATTCCCGTGTTCGTGGCGAATGGATTCTACCGCAATAAAACGCAGTTCATGAACCTCCACGCCGTATACGACCGATGGGCCAAGTATCCAAAGGTTAACGATTGGCGACGGACTGATATTCTGGATGGTCTCAAGCGTCGGATCATGGTACCGATGAAAAGGCCACCATCAAAGGGTCCAAAGCGCAATCCGGCATATCAGATCATCGTGAACTACGACAAGCAGGCTCTTCGATCCCTGCGGAGGGACCGGAAGGACCCGTGGACCGGAGAGCCGCTGAAGAATGTCTCGCAGTACTGTTTTGCTCAGAGGAAGCTCGTAAATTCTCATGAGTCGAGGATCAAGGAGACTACGGACGTTTGCATCCATCATCGAAAGATCGTGATATTTTACAATTACGACTTCGAACTGGAGGAACTCCTGACACTCAAGGGCCGAACAGGCATACCGGTGTATCAGTACAATGGTCATCGTCATGATGATATTCCGAAGAAAGGAGATTGGATCTATCTGGTGAACTACGGTTCCGGAGCTGCCGGGTGGAACTGCACGCAGACCGATACCATGCTGTTCTATTCACTCAACTACTCCTATCGAATCATGGAGCAGGCGGCGGGAAGGATCGATAGGATCAACTCTCCGTTCAAGGAACTCAACTATTATGTTCTTCGTAGTTTCGCTCCGATCGATTCGGCGATCCTTAGGGCTCTGGCCAATAAGGAGACCTTTAACGAGAAGAGCTTTGCGGAGAGTGATATTTCCGGAAAGGAGTGATCAATGACGTACATGATGGGACCGGGCGATCCATATCATCCAGATGTCTACAGTTTGGCAAGGAGGGAGTCGCCATGTGATTGCGAGAGCTGGGTTCCGATTGCAGTGGAGATTCCGATCGGAGGGCCGCCGATGAGGTTCGACGTCAAGCTTCCGAGGGAACTCGGGACATATTGTGTCGGATGTAGAAGGAGGTCAACGGTAACGGTTTATGACCGGGATCTTGTTTATATTCCAGATCAGGCGATGGATCAGCTGTATGTTACGGTTCCGTGTAATCATGTTTCTGCATGGGAGATTACGCCTTGGTTGATGAATAAATCGAACTGGGCGAGGCTCAAAGGGCAGATAGCGTACATCCATTTGCTATATTGCCGGACGTGCAGAAAGGTCTATAAAGTAGTATTACCGGCTGATATTAGCGTGAAAAGAGGTGCGGAAATGTTGTAAAAGTATGCAATTGGTTTACTGTTATTCGCTGGTTTACTGTTAAAGTGCGTTAACAGTAAACCAAAAAGTGTGCAGAGGGTCCAAAAGTGTGCAGGTCTGAAACTGCACACTTTTCGGCCTCCTGCACACTTTTGCCCTTAAAATTCACACTTTTTTTTGCAAAATAACAGTAAACCAATTCCGACTTTTCGTTGGAATTTCAACGTTTTCGGGTGGTTTACTGTTATTCGCGCGTTTTTTTTATTTATAACTTTATAAAAAAAAAAAAAAAAAAAGAAAAAAAAAAAAAAAAACAAAAAAAAAAAAAAGAAAAAAAAAAAAAAAAAAAAAAAAAAGAAAAAAAAAAAAAACCAAAAGAGAACA